CTACTATTTCGACATTATTAAAGGTAAACTTATTACCAACATTGTCTACAGTATAATTATTTAGTACAACAAAATCATATGACTCACCGCCAACATTTGTTTTAAGTTTAGTTCCTCTTGGTAAAACAAGAGATGTATTATTTGCTTGTGTATTAGAATCTTCACCTGTAATATCAATTACTATATTGACTGTAGCTCTTGGTGATAGAACTGAACGAGGAGTATAACCTAATAGCTTAGCTCTTGTTACAACATTACCACGAATCTGAGCTGAATCTAAAAAAGCCTCATTTAAACTATAGTGTGCGTTGACAGCATTATAATGAGTATTATATGCCAGGACATCTAATAAAACAGATAATCCACTTCCATCAAAATCATAATCATTATATTCTGATTGCGACTTTAGAAAGTTTTTTAGATTATCTTTTATTTGGTCGAAATCTAATTCTGTTACGTTTAAGTTATTAGCCATGTTATTACCTTAATCTTCTTAGTACAATCTCAACATCTTCTCTTCTGTCGGATTCTTTTATTAAAAACTTTATTGTTATACGATATGCATTTGAGTCTGGCATATCGATTATGTTCTGAGATAATAGACGAACTCTTGGTTCATGTTTTGCTATACTCTCAATGTTATCCTTTATTGCCAATTTAGTTACGCCATCAGCTGGTTCAAATAATAACCCACGAAGGTTTGCACCTAGGTTTGGCTGAAAGGGTCGTTCAAAGGCGTTAGTTAATATCAGATTTTTTAACGCATTTTTTATTGCAGCATCATCTCTTAATGGTACGATATCTTTCTTAATCGGATGCTTAATTAAACGAAGGTCGAGGTCGCTAAACCCCTTTCTACGAGAATCAACTTGACTCCGTTTTTTATTTCCTATTACACTGTAATCTGATATTGCCATATATGTATTTATAATCCTTTATGTTGCCAATTTAGCTTTCGCTCGAGCGACTGCATCTTGCGCAGCCGTAGTATAGTCAGCATCTTGATGAAAGAAACTATCATATGTTTGTAGTACATCAAACTTTGTTTTAATTAAACTATTATATGATGTAAAGTCATAACCTGCTTTCTTTGCTTTCTTATTCTTTGTTTGTAATGCACGATATTGTTCTAATTTATCTTCGCCCTTAATACTATTATAGGTTGCACCACCCTCGGTATAAAGGCCGTTAACCATCTCTACGGTTGTGAGACGAAATATTTCATCAGAGGCTTTCGTTGAGTTGCCTATAAAGGAACCAAAATTATTATTTGTTTCTCTTAGTAGTTCTTTCTTTGCTAGTTTATAAGCAGACTCTAATGTTGCTTTATTATATTCATAAACATCTTTATCAACTGGTTCGACCGGAGCAGTATTCTCTTCTTTCTTTGGCTCAGGTGGAACAGCTTCTGCTGGTTTACTTTCCTTTGGTTCTTCCTTAACACTACCATCAGGCTTTATTTCGACATTCGGTACCTCATCACAGATAGCGGAAACATTTATGCTAGGAGGAAAGGAGTCTAATCCAAGCTTGGATAGCAAGCCCCCTATATCTGGTACGGCATCACCATAGGAATTTTTTATTGTGCTAATCTTATTTAATAACTCTAAGGGATTATTAATACTGGCCAGCGCAATTAAATCTTTAGGTAGCGAAGGAATTTCTGGAAGCTCTGGTTTAAATGAATTAAGACTATCTGTCAGTTCGGAAAGTTTACTACTTGCAGAGGAGAGAGCATCTTTACCTCCCTCGAGTAAAGAATCTAATTCCTTTGTCTTATCTTTAATACTATCTAAGTTTGCGTTATTGCCACATGGTAAACTCATTATGTGTTAGCCTCCGGACTTGATGTTGATTGTGTTGCAGGTACTGGCGAACTAGCACCACCGCTACCAGGAACCTCGACGTGTGTATGTGCGGTATGAGTAATTGTTGCGACGGTAATCTCTCCATCGGTATATGTAATCGCAGCAGTCGGCGACGTTAATGTATGAGTGCCATCGATTTCTTCTGTCAAATTACCAGAGACGCCAAATTTAGCATTCCCTCCACTAGCGACGGCATAGTCGCCAATACATGTTTGAGAATATTTATTACCTGAGAAAACGGAAGTATTACCATAAGCAACGAGCGACATATTTCCAGCGGTATTATTTACGTGATTGCCAGAAACAGTTTTTAAATCATCTAATACTATGTTATGTATATTATCACCATTGACTAAAAGAGAATCATTTAATCCGATATTACCTGAACGATTTCTACCTATCTCATATTCCGAGTTTCCATTAATACGAGATTGCAAGGAACCTTTTATATTCTGTGTATAATCACCTTCTACCTCTAAGTGATAGTTACCATATACTAGTTGTCGCATATCTCCATCGCAAGTGATATTACAGTTACCTTTGATGTGAATGTTCTTAGCCCCTAATACTACCTCATAGTCATCTCCGAGAATTTTTATTTGTCTTGTACCATCTTGGTATATCTCTTCATATGTACCAGAAGAATGCATGTGTAAGGTTCTTTCATATCCAGGTGTATCATCTATCTCAACAACATGTCCTGACTCACTCTCAGTAACCTTATTATATGGATAGGTTGGCAAGGCCCCATTATAGGGTTTCAATGGTGCCCATGAATTATTATTATAATAACTTGCTGGCTTATTGGGAGCAACCGATGATATCTTAGGTGCCGAGGCTGTGGACACTGGAGACGGGTCCGTGGTACTAGCCCTTATATCCATAGAGGTACCTTGTCCAAAATTATTATTCCTTGCACTCTTATTAACATCGGATTGGCCTTCGTACTCGCCCCGCGGGAAATCAAGACCTGTAAAGGCGCTTCCCTTAGGTGCCTGAGTAGTACTATTAAAGGATGCTATACTGCCTATGATTAATGGGTCCTGAGCACTCTCGCCGTCTCTAAAGAACCCTACTACCCAACTACCTTCCATTAAGGCATGAGGTGAATCCCCTATACCAGAAGTGCCTGAAGATGTGTTAGGCATTAATACTGTGGCCCATGGTAAATCGTCTGTAGATAATAATCCACTATCCTCTGAGTGATAACCAAAACATCGGACCTTGACTCTATTCATTTCTTCTGGGTCCATTCTATCTTCTACTACGCCGGTGAACCATATAAAGGCACCACCTATAAACATATCATCTTTAATCATACTTCCTCTCGCTACTGTCTTTTTGTATTGTCATATCCATATTATACTCATCGCCAAACATATGAACTATCCTTGTGATTAAATGGTCTCCTGACTGTTCTTTATCGATTCCAGCCCCGTCCGAGCCTTCCTCATTTCTATATACTGAGACATGCATTAGATGACCCACAGACAATTCAAAATCGCCCGGAAGGATAACCTCTTGTTTCACATAGGCTAGGTTCTCAAGGTGTGCTACGGCCTTAGAGAACTGTACATCAGCTGCACTATAATAGTTACCTAAATCATTAAACGCCTTACTGTTCTTACTAATAAAGAATTGTTTAGAGTCATTCAATTCATGCAGTTCTTTATCTAGTTTCTTTGTCTTTGTATATGGCTTATTGGCATTGAGTTTAATTAGTTTGTTCTTCTCATAGGAATAGCGTATCTTATTATATGACTTATTGGCTATATCTAGTTCATGTATAGTAGATGCATAGGCGCCAGACCCTGTAGCCATCAGTGAAGACTTACCATAATCAGGTGATGACATCTTAGATATCATGATTCGTTCTTCTTCGTAGCCCTCTGGTGTCTCCTTCTGAGTGTTCGTAAAGGCTTTGTACTTATACTTCCTTTGTTTAGTAGGTTTGACTGAGGCTAACTCCTTATAGCTTCTGAAGTGTACTGAGGACTCTGATAGCGTTTCATAAAGGTAGAATGGTGTCCCGTCATCAAAGGACTGTCGCATGAGCCAATAGCATGCATGAACTGGTCTTAACCTAGGGAAGATTCCTTTAACTATGCCACTGTTGTTTGTACTAATGTTTAAACTGCCTTCCGGTACCTGCAGCTCATGCTTAAATACCTTCTTGATAGTCCCTCCAAGAGTGTCTTGAATGGCTTCGTAACCGTCTGTAATTGATTGAGATGTAGATGATGGCTATGGAGTTTGAGTACGTATGTGTATCGTGCAGTTCCGCTCTTCTTAAAGTTATATACTTCGCTTATATAGAAGTTATGTTTGTATGTCTTCTTGCCATCTTTCTGGTTTCTTTGTATGTGTAGAAAAAGTTTCTCGCCACCACATAGTCCTAGCTTCTCTTGTAGGTTAAATGTATCGCCAACCTTCACTTCTGCTTCGAGAAAAGGAGAGTTAATGTCTTCGATAATGTCAATCTGCGTAATGAGATTCCTGATATCAAACTCCTTATCGTTATGGGGAAACAGGTTCGCCGCGGCAAGAAACCATGACTTAGGAGTAGAAGCGTATCCTTCTGAATCTAATCGATGTGTATCACGCATTCAATAATCTCTCAAACTCATCGACAAAGGCTGACATGGCTTCTGGTTTAACGATTCGTATACGGCTACGTTCATCGTTTAACTGCCTTAGATGCGCGCGATTGCTTGTGTAATCCAGTTGCGCGCCGATGAAAGCCTGCTCTGAGTCAATGTTATTACGGTTAGTGACATGGCGTTCTTCTGTATCGCCATATTGAAAGTAATGATGAGGTGCTTCTGAGTAAACAAAGACCTCTTCTGATTGAACTACGTCTTCTGTTATGCTACCTCGCACGGATTCACCTGCAATAAATGTTCCGTTAACGTTCTGAATAATGAGTTGATTGAGGTCAATGTTCTTAATAGTCAATGTACCTGATGCGCCTGATGTTAAGCCAGTGATTTGTTCTCCTAACTTAAACCTACCAGACAGTGAATCAACGAATTGGTTAACTGTTCCATCAGAGTTCTTTAACAATGTAGGATGTGTATTGAGTGCAAATCCGCTATACTCAGTGTT